GATAAAATGGATAGTGATTTTGGTATCAATGCTGTAGGAGATTATGTGTCTGGTGTTTTTTCTGCACCGTCAACTTATGCCGGTATATTTACAGGTGGTGGTGCAAAAGTTGGTGCATTAGCTGCACAACAAGGTGTTAAGTTAGGTATACGTCAACTATTAAAACAAGGTGCAAGTGGTCAAGCATTAAGAAAAGCTGCTGTTCAAGGTGCTGTTAGAGCAGGAGCAGTTGAAGGTGGGATAGGTGCTGGACAAGTAGCTGCACAAGAACAAGTAAGAGTTGACACTGGATTAAAAGAAAATAAGAGTGTAGGTAATATTGTATTAGGTGGTGCATTAAGTGCCGCACCAGGTGCTGCGTTTGGTGCTGCAGCTCAAGCTCAAAGAGCAGTAACATCTAATGTAGCCGAAAGAGTAAACATTATTTCTCAAAAGAAAACTGCACAAGCAGCACTAAGAGCTAACAGAACAACTACAAAGAAAACAGTAGAAAGTGCAAAGTTTGGTAAATTAACACAGGAAATTTATAAAGGATTAAAAAATAAACTAGCATTAGAAAAAACTATACCCGAAGAATTAGCAAGGGGTAAAGAAGTAAAAGAAGAGTTTGCTAAAAAGATTAGCCCACTAGATGAAGACTTTGCTGTACAGCTAGAGTTAAAGACAATACAAAATATAGCTGCGGCAGGTGCTAAAATGATTAAAGACTTTCCTCCTATAGAGAAAGGAGAAGCATTTACATCAAGATTAGTTAGGGCATTAAACTCAGGGCATTTACAAGTAGAAGAAATGCAGGCTATAGCTAATAAACACGGTATTAAATATAGTGATATTGGTTCTTTACTAGCTGTAGAGTTTTCTCAAGCAGGTTCTATATTACAAAAAGCATCAGCATTAAGTAGAGCAGAAGCTAAAGCATTACTTAAAACATTAGATAAAATTGATATACAATTAAGTGAAGCATCAACAACTATAACTGGACAAGCAAGGAAAGCATTAGAAGAAAAGCTAGGTAAAAATACGTTAAGTAAAGTTAATGAAGTTATGAGAAACATTAACAAAGCTCGTATTGGTATGATGACGATTCAGTTAGCAACAACAACTCGTAACACAACAAATGGTTATATGCGTAACTTTATTTATGCGTTTGACAACCTTGGTGCTGGATTATATAACATAGTTAGAGAACCTGGTAAAAGAGTTAAAATGTTAGAAGCTGCAAAAGCTCAAGGTGAAAAGCTAGGTAAAGAAGAGATTACTGATGAAGTAATAAAAAGGGAAGCTCAACGTGCTGTTAATTTAGGTAAGGCACAATTAAGAACAAGTTTTGATGCTATATTATTTAAAGACTTAATGTTTGGATTTGATAGTGCAACTACAGTTACACTAGCCAAGCTAATGGAAAATCCTGTATTCGGTAAATCAGAAGCAGCCCAAAGATTATTTATGAAGATGGGAGATGTTGCTAATCACGTAGGTGATGATAATTCTAAAGTTTTAAAAGTAGCTAGGTTCTTTAATACATTAAATACTAAATCAGACAATATGTTTAAACGTGCTATATTTGCTAGGGAAGTAAATAAGGCTTTACTTGCGGGTGGTGTTGAAGGTGGTTTAAATGGAATATTAAAAAAAGGTAGGTTTGCTGATATTGACGAAAAAATAATTGGTAGTGCTATGGAACAAGCATTAGACTTTACTTATCAAACTTCTAAATTTGCAGGTAAAGAAGGTATATTTAACAAAACAGCAGATACATTCATTAAAATATCACAATCACAACTAGGTTCTACATTTGTACCTTTCCCACGATACTTAGTAAATCAATTTAGATTTTTTTATGAACACACTCCTGTATTAGGTATGTTTAATATAGGAGGTGTGCTAAATAAATCCGATGCTGCTGACAGATTTGGAAAACAAGTGGGTGGTTTAGTCGCTTTATCAGGACTATATGCATTAAGAGATATGCATGGTGATGATACAACAGGACCTTTTGAATACTATAGTCCATACGGTAAAGGACTTGTAAATGCAGAAGCTGCTTTAGGTCCTTTTTCTAGCCATGCTTTTATGGCAGATTATTTATATCAATTAATAAATTATGGTCCTAAAAAGTTTCCTTGGCAAACAGCAAAATACCCAACCCAAGAAGCTAGGTTAGACTCAAGAAACTTTATTAAGTCACTTGGTGGTGGGCAGTTTAGACCGACTGGTTTAAATCTTGTAGATGGTTTCTTTAATGAGTTAGTACCCCAAATAAAAGATGGAAAATTTAAAGAGGGTGCAAATGAAAGAATAGCTAATTATGTAGCAAATTACTTTAATACATATACTGTAGGTGCTGGTGTATTAAAAGATGTTGTTGCAACACTAGACCCTGAGTATAGAGTAGTTACAGATGGTAGAGACATAGAATTTTTTCCATACGTATTTAAACAAGCTACACGTTCATTTCCTTTCACACCTAGTTTAGATAGACCTATGCAACAAACTCCTACTAAAACTGGTGGTATAAAAGTAATGAACCCTTTTATGAGACAGCTTACGGGTCTTACACAACAAGAAGAAAGAAGTGTAGTTGAAAGAGAATTAGATAGATTAAAATTTAAATACCCACAGATTGCACCTAGTAAAATATTTAATGACCCTGATTTAAATAGAGAAGCTAAAGGTAGAATGGGTAAATTTGTTGAAGAGTCTTTACAAACCTATATATTAACAGACCCTATATATAAAGGTGTTGCATCTGATATTGAAAAAAGAGCATTGTTAAAAGATAAACTAAACATTTTAAGAAAAAAAGCTAGAGATGAAATATTAGATTATAATAGGTATGTAACAGATGATATGCAAGAAAGAGTAGCCCGTGCTAAGTATTTTAATTTAAGTTCAGATGATAGAGAGATGATATCTTTATATTATCAAAAGAGAACAGGAAATAGTTTAGCTGAGACTAAAGATTATGTGGGTGCTTTAGCTATCAAAGAAATGTTTAATCTATAAAAAATAAAAATGACCAGTGCATAAGATGTACGCACTAGCCATTTAAAAAACAACTCTAAGTAATACACTTACTTTTTCTTCTCAGTTGTCTCTTCCTCTTGCTTCTGTGGTTTTACAAAAAACTTTTGTAGCATTTCTAGTTTATCGTGGTAGTCAGCTACCTTTCCCATTTCGATTTCAATAACTGATTGAATATCCTGGTGAGCATCTTCACCAATACCTACAGGATTTGTAAGTAATATTTCTATGTTAGCTACGTGTTTGTTAATCATTCCCATATAGTATGTTCTTGCAGCTGATATTAACATTTCTCTCATTATTTTCTCTCCTTTTTAAAAATTGTCTTTATATAAAGCTCGTCAGATGGGTGCAATCCACTGTCTTGGTATGATTGCACCTGATTTTTATTTACCCAATCTAGGGCTTCTCTCTCGAAGACTGAAAGAGTTTTAGGTTTTTTTCTAATTTTAAGCCATGTTTTTACCCTCATAGTTACGTTTTTTTCCCAATCTTTCATTATTTCTTACCTTTTTAAGATTTTCAAAGTAGGCTACATTATATCCACGTAACCACTCTCTATATTGCATCGTGTTAGGATGCAAACTACTAGGCACTCTACTTCTCTTTGGGTCTTTTCTAAAGGCATTATATCCCCACTCAAATTGTATTCTTAGTGGGGCATCATATTTAGATAGTCCTCTATATCTTTTTGAAATACGTCTAATCTTTTTCACTATTATCTCCCTTAAATGCTTTAATTACATCTGATGAAAATAATTTTTGTAGATTTAAAAGATACATACGAGATGCATTGTGGTCTCCTCCATTAACTATTTTTTTATAATCTAAGTTATCAATTATCTTTTTAAGACTTTTTGTATTAAAGACAAGAGTGCAGAACGTGTCATCATCAATGCAGAGATTGTGCCACCAGTAATCTGATTCCGTACTGTTGATGCCACTTGCCTTGCCATAAGATTCAAACTCAATTGCGATATTACCTGTCTTTTGCCATACGTTTCTTTCACTTTTTACCTCTATCGTTTTATCTTGTAGCATTTCTGCTACTTCTTTTTCTCTAACTTTTCCATATTTTAAATCAATATCGAATTTCTTTCTGTCTTTTACAGAAGGTTCTAAGGTCATATAAATCCCCAATAATTGTTATACGTTGCCTACGTCTACGACTTCACAAGCGTCAGAAGTACACGCAAATTCTTTACCACTTGATGTAGTATCTTCTTTTTCAAAATCACCCAGCCTAGCCCAATCAATATGTTTAGGCATATCTTCTTTCAAGGCATTGTATTCTTCTTCTGTGCAATCTTGATAAGGTGCTTGTTGGTATGTGTGTTCAGAGTAAGGTAAGAAACTTATACCCGATACTTCATCAAAGTTATTATAAACCCATGCACCAACCTTCATCCACTCATGGTCTTTAACAGATATAGTTACAGAAGGTTTATGTTCACACCAATGTCTCTGATACTTTAACCAAAGATTAAGCTGTTCTATAGCAGTCATATCTGTTCTTACGATAGAAGAACTAGGTGACTTTACAGGAAAGCTAAACACAGTTACCGTATCAGGTTTTGTTACATCAGGTTCATTAGGTATTCCTTCATCAGCTAAGAATTGTGTGATAGGGTCTTTGTTAGAACCACGCACTGTTCTTATATAATACTTACTATGTCTCGCATGGATACCACTAGCACTATCAACTAATTGTGATACAGTTCCACTAGGTTTAACACAAGTTATTGCTGTTGATTGTGGTATGTTTAACATCTCAGAATATTCTAAGTTTGTATCAATTGCTACTTGTTTTAAAGCAGTTAGTGTATCCTCTAAGTATGCATCATTACGGCTGAGTAATTGATTATCAAGAATACCTGTTAAAGACACACCGAGTAATCTTTCTTCCTCTGTATTCTTTTTCCAAACTTTACGAAGGTATTTAAAATCTGTAAGGGTAGATTGAAACGTACCTATAATTGTAGCTATACGTACTTTATTTTCTAACTCAGTTAGACAATCATCTTGACGAGCAACTACCTCAGATAAGTTACAGAATTGATATGGTCTTAGTATAATCTCACTACAAGGATTACATCCAAACTCACTAAACTTTCTTCTATCACTCTCTTGTGCTTTTTCTATTGCAGCTTTACGATTAAATATACCACGCTCACCTGACTGACTTTCATATAGTGAAACCCACTCTCTCATAAATGTACCCATGTCAGGTTTTCTTTTATACACTACAGAGTTATTAGCTAATGCTCTCTGTTTATTATATTTCCACCACTCACCTGATTTAGCGTGTCTCATTTGGTCATCATTTAAATTAGATAAACTAATAAGTGCTGAACGTCTAACACCACCAGCAACTACAACCTCACCTATCTTACACATAATATCGTGACACTCAATAGGATAGAGTTGTCTACCAACTGCTTTTTTAAATGTAGCAACACAGAAATTATATAAGTCAACAAGTGGTTCAGGACCGGATGCTCTACCACCAAATGTTTTTAACTTAGCACCTGCAGGTCTAACTTCACTCACATCAAACTTTGGTATCTGACCTACATAAAGCATAGCTAACAATTCACGCAATGCTCTTGCCCAACCTGACCTTGAATCAGCAACTTTAATAACAGTTATACTATCTTCAAAGTGTTCGTTTATCGTTGGCAACTGATTTACATTCTCTCTTTCTACAGAGAAACCAACACCTGTACCACACATGAGAATGTACATAGTCTCATCAAATGCTCTAACATTATCTATAGGTATGTAACTACAGTTATACCCTGCTACATTACATCTATCAAGTGCTACACCTGCTGTCATCAATGCCCTCATAGATGGCATAACATTGAGTGATAGTATAGCTTCTTTTATTTCACCTTCTAACTTTTGCCCCATTTCAAAACTAAAGTTATTTTTTAAATGGGTATCCATATATTCCATGTATCTATTAACTGTTTCTTCCCATGTTTCTCTTCTTTGCTTATCGTCTTTCCATCTAGCATATCTAGATAAAGCTATAAAGTTTTGATAGTCTGTTGGTAGTTGTTTCATTTTTCCTCCGATATTACTTTTATTGTTTTTAGTTTAACACCCTCAATTTCATAAATAAAATCTCTTAGGTTATCTTCAAATTCCTGGGCAATGTCACCATCGCTTGGCATAATATATTCATCATCATCAATCTGTACGATTATGCTTACCTTTATTCGTTTCATCTTGCCCTTAACCATTCGATTAAAGACTCCAAATACCATTGTGCTTTTTCTAAATCTTCTATACCATTCTTCTTTTCATACCTCCACATATATTTAATTATGTTACCTTGTATATAATATTTGTATCCATCTCCTAACGCAGCTTTAATAGCATCTATACATTCTATAGGTGCTTCATTATAGTGAGGGGGATGATTGACCATATCTTTTTCTCTTACAGAATCTGTTTCAAAGTCTATTATTTCTTTCATAGTTGCCATACTAAGCACTCCCTTCTGTTTCACTATTAAAGTTTAATTTTATTACATTAGAATTGTCTCGTTCTTTACCCATCTTTTTTTCAGCATATGACTTTAACACATTATAAATATAAGGGTCTTTATTCATCGCTGGAATGGAAGCAAGAATTAATTCAACAAAATATTCTAAGTCGTAAACTGATTTATCATTTAGTAAAGTATCAGATGATATGATTGCAAATAACTCAACTTGCCCTGTCCATTCACTACCATCTATCTCAGGTCTAATGCGTATCAGTACATCACTTTTTTCTATATGTTCGTTTTTTCCCATTAGCTTTCCTTGTAATCTTAGGATTTTTAAACTTAATAAAAAGTGGATAAAAAATTTTACCTTTTTCTTTTAACCAATCTTCAGGTATAATCCTATCATTATATCTAAAATTATATTTTATACACCATTCTGCGTAAGAAGATTTAGCACCCTTTCTTAGTTTAGTTCTACTGTTTGTAAATATAAATCTTATATCTAGTTCAGGATGTTGTTTCTTAATTGCAATATGTTTTCTTCTATCTGCTGCTAAAAATCTACCTTTTGTTTCTATTATTATACCATTGTTTAATACAAAATCAGGGGTATAGGTTCGGTATGAAAGGTCTTCCCACTCTATCTTAATCTTTTCATATAAAAATTTTACTTTATGTTCTTTAAGATATGTAGCAACAATATCTTCCAAGCCACTCCTATACCCATTTTTACGTGCTATTTGGGTAGCACTATACGCTGACATATTTAAAAGTTATACCAACGTATGTTTGAACCGTAGTCATAACCGAGTGCTTTCATCTCATCACGCACTAGCTTTTCAGCTTCTTTGCGTTGTTCGATAGCATTGCGTAGACCCTCTGACCTACGTTCCCTGTACTCTTTCTTCATCTCATACAGTTCTTTTTCTTTTTCTTTAATCATTTCAGCTAAGTCATCTATTGTTGTAGCCATATAATCTAACTCCATATTTTTTTTGCTTCTTGTTTTAATTTGTAATTCCAAGTCCATGAATCATAGTTTGGATATACTAAAGAAGCTAACTCATGTTTATCATCGCTGATAGACAAAAACTTCTGTATACTAAATGCAACTTTTTTAAGTTGTTTTTTATATACAGACAAGTTATCTAGTGTAAACTTTCTATAATCTTTTGGTGTAGCAAAAAATAAATCTATACTATTCTTAGGGTATGCCATAGAATAAAATGCCATTTGTCTTTTCTGTGCTTCAGTAGGTTTAGATGGCATACGTGTGGTTGTTTTTAAATCTACTATCTTATCTTTAAATCTAAAATCAATATATCCCATTACAGGAATAGGCATATCATCAAATTGTACTTCAACTTTTTCTTGATAATCTTTTAAATCTTTGTAGTCAAAGTTCTCATCAATAACTTTACCAAAACCATTTAGTAGACTCTTTTCTTTTTCTACTTTGTCATCATCTAAATCCAACTTAAAGTCTGCACAACTCATTAGATACTTCATCTCTAGTGAATCAAAATCAAACTTACCTGTTTCATACTTGTCAGCTAATGCAGCTTCTTGTACGATACCTCTAACTGCTCCTGCACCACTAGGTGATTTAATACCAAACAGATACCTAGCTACCCACATAGGCACGTCACTTATGTAGGTATTCATACTGCTAGGTGATAAGTAATTAATGTTGTGTGCTTTGAAAGGATTATTGTGTAGCATCTATATCAATAAACTCGTTAGCAATTCCTGGGCTTGTTTCTTCTTTGTTGTTCTTATCCCACTCAGTAGATACCCAAGTATTATGTCTATCAATGTATGACATAAATTCCCTAAAAGTATTTTGGTCATCATCAGTAATAGCTATATTACTTTTCTTATCCAAAACATAATTAGGCACAAAGTAAGAACCAGTGCTACCCTCACGTTCATCTGTACTTATAGTAACAGTGTGTTGCATAGGTAGTCTTCTCATCTTTGAGAGTTCACTAAAAAGCATACCTAAATTTTTATAACCTTCCTTAGTGTCTATCTCCCAAATAAAAGGAACTGATTTAACACTAGCTGAGTCACCCTTTTCAGTAATAGCTTTAGACAAAGTAGCTTCTCCAAATAACACACGAGTTCTTTTAACTTGTCTGATAATTTCTTTCGTACCTTCAGGTAAAGAATTAAAGTCTTCAATGTAACCACTAGGTTTACCACAGTTAAACGTACCCATGTTATCTTTTAAATCAACATTTATGTTATCGGACATAATAGTCTTAACATAGTTTGAAATATTAGAGTCATACTTTTGATACATAAACCTTTGTAGGAAAGGTCTAATAGAAATAGTTTCTGCATAAATATATTTCTTATCAGCATCCTCTATAGAATACCAACCTGAAGGAACAACATCAATGGTTGTCTTCCTACCATTTAAAGATGTCTCTCCCTTTATTGCTTTTTTAACTACCCTAATTCTTGATAGGGTATTCTTATTTTCTTTGTTAGATATTTGCATACCCATGACACTAGCCATAGCATCAAAGTTATCACTATCTATTGTTATTAAGTCTGTCATATATTATTCTCCTTATAAAGATAATGCGTTATATCACAAAATGTCTTTTGTGTCAAGCCAATTATTACCTATTTTTGCTTCTAATAATAAAGGAACATTAAAATCTATATTCCATTTATTGTCTATTAGTGATTTCAAATTTGAATTAGTATCATTAATCACTTGAATTACTTCATCTATTTCATTAGGATGAATGTCAATAACTATACTATCATGTACAGTATTTACAATACAAGATTGTTTATCTTTTAATAATTTATCCATATAGACTAAACATAACAATACACAATCAGCAGTTGCAAACGATTGAACTGGATAGTTTTTAATCTGTGTAAAATTAGTAATGCTATTATTCTTTAGTCTATAAACATTATTAAATCTAAACTCCCTACCTGATGGTATTTTTATAGTGCTAGTATCCAATGCTTGTTGTGCAAGTCTACCATGCCAACTAGCTACACCCTTATACTTTTCTATAAAGCGTTCATAGTAAGTAGCTTCTGCCTTTGTCCTACCAAATCCTGTAGCACCATACAGTGGGGCAAACGTGTGTTGCTTTGAGTCTTGCCTTGAGGTAGGTTGACCAGCATCTGTTATAACTTTAGCAGTATAACTATGTACATCAAATCCCTCTTTAATTTCTTTGATAGCAGTTTCATCTTGGGATAAAAAAGCAGCCACTCTAAATTCTAATTGTGCAAAGTCTGCTTCTAATATCTTGCCACCTTCCCATCTAGATACAAATACTTTCTTAACAGGGA